TTGCTGACCCTCTCATTCCAGTTTCTGCCAATAACCCGAATAACGAAGTATATCCAAAGACATTTGCATACGCTGCTTCATATAAGCCTTGGGAACGCAAACACTAGTTATTCAATAAAGAGGTTTGGAATGGCTAAGAAGAAAGAAACTAATGTAGAGGAGAAACAGAGCCCTGAGAAGGGCAGTCTACACGACGATTTGACTGAAATCAAGGTGTTACTCGGGGAATGCCTCTGGCATCTTCAGAGGCTTCTAAAGGACACAGATACTATCACTAAGATAGAGAAATTCAAATCTGGAGTTGAATAATGAACGTATATGAATGGACAGTTGACGCTCTTAAGGACGGCGTTGAGCTCTGGCAGGACGAGAAGATCGTTGTGCAGAACGGCGCTACCCTTAAACGCAATGCGAAGCGTCTTAGAGAAATCTGTCTAGGAATTATCTCGTCTAATACTCCTGAAGAATGGTATAGACTTTGCAGACTGAACGCGCCCGTTGGGACAGTAATAGTTCCATACGATGAGACAGTCTGGACAGAACTTTATAATGACACAACTGCACTCGTGAGAAATGAGTTGACTAAGTGCTTGCTCAAGGAGCGTGCGGCCAAGTCAGCGTCCACTTTACTTTCTATACTTCAGAAGAGAGACAAGGAACACTGGTCAGATAATACAGTAAAGAAAGAAGTTGCTGTTAAGTCTAATAACGGCACAGACATAACATTTACGGTAGTTGAGTAATGAACTATAGCTTATCAAAGTGGCAGAAGAGGTTCGCCATTGACAACTTCGATGACGACCTCCGTATAGCATGTACCGGCATTTCAGCAGGAAAGTCTTACGCACTTTCTATCTGGCTCGTTCTACAGTGTCTTAAGAATCCTGGCATTCGTGGCATTATCATAGCACAGAATTACCGTGCTTTGACATTGGTACTTATTCGAGAAATAAGACTTCGCTGTCAGGAGATGGGAATTGACTTGAACTGGAACAAAGGCAACAACGAACTATCATTCCCTAACGGATCCATCCTGTTCGCATTCTCTGCTGAGAATCCTGACGCTATCTTGGGTCTTTCTGAAATCTCAATTCTTGCTATTGACGAATCTGCATACTGCACAGAAGAAATCTACAACAACGCACGTGACCGTATGCGTGGTTCTAAATTCCAGTCAAAGGTCCGTCTTATTTCTTCACCTTCTACATTAGGTAGAGTGCAGAACTGGTTCTCTGCTATCTGTAAGAAATATCCTGATAAGGTAATTCACGCTACTGCCTTTGATAATCCATTTACTTCTGAAGAATTTAAGAATGAACTTAGAGAACGTTATGGCGAAGGAACAAACTTGTTCAGACAGCAATGTCTAGGCGAGATCTTTGATACAGACGTTGCCTCACAGATTATCTTCCGTAATCAGTTCCCGTCTGTCAAACAGAAAGGTGAAGTCAAATCTTACTATCTTGGATATGACGCGTCTGGTCTTGGTGCAGACTTTGATGAATTCGTTGTCATTGACCAGTTTGGAATGGTTGACTATAGAGAGTTGCAGCAAGGCGATACATTTGAGAAAGTGTCTATCTTGCAGAAATATAAAGACCAGTACAGATACGCAAAGGCATTTGCCGACGGAACTGGTGGTTACTCGACAGGCGTTCTTGATGTAGCTAAGTCTAAGGATATTGACATTACAGGCGTCAATTTCGCACAGAAGGCATTTAATACTGACCTTTATCCAAATGCAAGAACAGAAATGTATCTTGAACTTGCTCACGCTGTCCGTAATGGATTCTGGGTAAACGATATCGTCAAAGAAGAATTGCTTGCTCAAGGCGTAGCAATAAATTCTAGAGGACAGCAACAACTATTGCCTAAGGAAGAAGTTAAGAAGATACTTGGACACTCTCCTGACCTTTGTGATGCTGTCGCTTTGGCTGTATATGCAATGAACCATTCTATTGCCAACCCAACATATGATAATAGAAAGGCTGCTTCCGTTGCAGATACTTATCTTGCTTATTTCAGAAATGGGAGCGATGAATGAAGAGAGTAAGTCATCAGAAAGAGAAGACAAAGTTCCGCGGTACTAAGAAATGGAAAGACTTCAGGGATAGAATGCGTAAGAAACAGCAGAAAGATCCAATTACCGGCGCCAAACTCGGGAGAATGGCAAACCTGCACCACTGTGACCTTGACGAATCTCACTATGAGGATATTTCCAATGAAGACAACTTCGTATTCCTCAACAAGATGTCACATGATGTAGTCCATTTCTTCTTCTCAAAGACTAAGCCTCATCAATGGAGAGAACGTATAGCAAACATCATTCCAATTCTAGAGAAGATGGAGGAACTTAATGCCCATAAACTGTAGTCACTGTCATGCTTATTGTTGCAGAGTAATTGGAAAGTTGGATCCTTCTCTTGATAGAGGGGATCTTGTCTGTAAACATCTAACAGAAGACAATAAGTGTGATATCTATGAGAATAGACCACTAATCTGCAATACAGACCGTATGTATACCACTCTTTATAAGGATATTATGACTCGCGAAGAGTATGACGCTGTAAATGCCCAAGGATGCGCTGCTTTGTCTAATTATTTCGAGAACAATGAATTAAAGGGGAAAGAATGATTTCACCAAGAACAATTATCATAGAAGCTTGCTCAAGAATTAACTTGGGACCTCGTCGTCAGGCAGTACCTGGTGACATTCTCGAATCGGGCTATAAATTACTTCAGGGAATCGTTGCTAAGTATAATAACGATAACCTCCTTGCTTGGACCCAGAATAGCACAGTCATTGATAACGCAGAAACAATTCATATCTACGACGAAACCGATGTACTTGAGGTAACGCCTGGCTATGACAATTGGGAACATGTACATTTGACCAACGTAGCGAAGTTAAATTCTATTTACATTATTACACAGAATGGACTTCTTGCTACTAAGCTTGATTATGTAGCTCCTGCTGATTTCGATAAGTATGGTCCTTCTGTTAAAGTCTATACATACACACAGAAGTCTGAAGGCGAATGGCTTATTCAGTTGAAACCAAACATCGCAAGACTCACAGAATATAAGATTAAGATTAACTATAACGAAGGCATTAAGTTTGACCTTGACGATGACTTGTTCATTCCAGACAACTACGTCGAGTTGCTTATCGTTGCTGTTGCTCATAAGCTTGCATTGCAGTATCCGCGTCTAGATGATGCCCAAATGCAGCGACTCGAAACCGAAGTAAGAGTACTTGTGGATAACGTAAGAACGCCTAAAGCAGTTGACCGAATCATTGAACGTGAAGAATACTTTGAAGGCAATACACAAATGACACAGGCGGAGTTACTTGGCGGCGCTGGTATATTCTAATAGGAGTCATCATGGCATCACAAGTTAAACTTATACAGAACATTGCAGGTTCTATCACCAAGTCTAATGTCGCAAAGATCGGACTTGGTGAGTCATTGAATATGTTTCTTGAACGACAGAACATTCAAGAACATTCATGTGAACTTGCTATGAGAACAGTTCAAGGCGAAGTAAAGGCTGCAGACATTCCTGGCATCTGTCGCGGTATGTATCGCGTATCTAGAGGATATGATAACCGTCCTGTTCTTTACGCTGTCTATGACCATTCTTTGTATCTTATCAACGAAGACAATTCGTTCAATGAAATTGCTCACATCAACAGCTCGGGATCTGAATGCCACATGTGTGAAACAGGTGGCTACGGTTCTGCTCATCCGCACTTGATTATCGTTGATGGCGTTAATGTATATGCAGTTAATACCGGCCTTTCTATTGGTGACCAACAGATGGACTTCCGTTCTATCAAGTTGCCATGCCGCGTTAATTCTGATTTGTCTATCAACCCTACACACGTTGCATACCTTTATGGTTATCTCATCGTAAACGACGCTGGTACCGACGCATTCTACTGTTCATATCAGTATCCGTTTGAAATTGAAGATTCACAGGACGAGGCATTCTACGTAAAGCGTTCAGAATTCGTTCTCTGGTGGACTACATTGAGCACAGACCAACAGCTTGCCTATAAGAATGGTCAAGTTCAAGATAGTTACTATACTCTCTATAAAGAATTCATTGATGGTACTGCAGATGATACTCCTGAGAAATATGATATCTTCAGAGTAGATACTGTTGAGTACGCCAAGTATGGATTCATAACATATTCTGAATGGTGTCCAGATAATACCATTGCTCTTTGCTCTAACGGTTCTAAGCTTTATACATTCGGTGAACGTTCTTGGCAGGTATTCTCATATAACGACGATAAGAATAATCCGTTCAGTTCTCCGGATAACGCAGCTGGTAACATTGGTATCAAGGCACCTAACTCACTTGCTATGCTTGGTAATACTGTGCTTTGGTTAGGTTCTTCTGATATTGGTGATAATGGTATCTTCATGATATCTGATACTGAAATCAAGCGTATTTCTACTCAAGACATTGAACGTGAGATTACTCAAATCGTCAACCCAGATAATGCTTACAGTTCAATCTGGCAAGAACACCAGCACGTCTTCTATTCTATTACCTTTGAAGACAGCAAGAAGACCTTTGTCTATGACATCACAGAGAACGCTTGGCATTACCGTGCTTCATACGATGACAAGAACCATTTGACATTCTGGAGATATAACCACGTTACATTTGCATACGGCAAACAGTATGTAGGTACTAAGAATGCTCTTTGCTATATGGACGAGAATAAGTATACAGAACATGATGGAAGAGTAATGCTTAAGATGAGACGTGGTGGCGTTCTTACTTCTACTGATTGTCCATTCTTCATTGACAGTGCTGAACTCATAGTCAATAACGGTCAGCATTCCTTCAATGACCAGTATGATAATCTTGAGCTTAATCCTAGAGTTTCTATTCGTTATTCTTGGGATGGTTCAACCTTCTCTGACTATGAAGACTATTATCTCGGTAAGATCGGTCGCTATGACTATTCTACAACAGCATGGCACCTTGGCTGTGGTAAGTACTTCACATTGGAAATCTCGACAACAGAACCTATTCCGTTCGCTATCGAGAATTTGAAGATTGCATGGTGTCCTGGCAGCAATTTCATCTAAGGAGGTCACATGGCTAAAGTCGATGTAAAGATTATCCGCTACGATGAAGCAAACCAGAACATTGAAGGCATTAAAGGATCTTATGGACAACTTGGTGAGAAACAGGCTGCCTTCACTGTTATCAAGAACTTGCTGTTCGTTAACCTTCATAAAGGCGCCAAGTATACAGACGCTAAGTTGCCTTCTGTCTATGACGGATTTATTCAGCTTAGCAATGGACAAAGAATTATCGTAACAGATTCAACTCTGAACTGCAACCTTCCATCAAACGTGACTGGGTTCGGAGTATTGGTCTTAAGTAAATGGAACTAGGTGTTAACTAATTATTTCGTAAAGGAGATTAAACATGGCTATACCTTTAATTGCAGCTGGTATCATGGCTGGTGCCTCTCTTGCGGGTACAGCATATAGTGCATATAAGCAGGGCGAAGCAGCTGAAGCAGAGCTTGAAGCTCGTAAAGAAGCTGCTCAGCAACTTAAGCAGCAAGGCGCTCTCACAGATAATGAATATAATGCTGTCATCAATCAGATAAATCAGTACTATGCTAACCGCGGATCCCTTGGAACACAAAGCGATGTAAATGCTTATAAGCAGGCTATTGCGAATTATAACCCAGAAGATTACGCTGCTAACGTTGGAACATTTAAATATGACAAGACTAAAGAAGATTTCGTTAATCCTTATTACGGCCGTATTATTGGCGATACTGCAGCCCAGATTCAACATTCTGCTGCAGGCGCTGGACTTGGACGCGGAACGGGAGCTGCTTTAAACATTGCTAAGGGTGTCTCTGAGAAATCAGATGAACTCTACAAGACTGCAATGCAAGAATATAATCAGGATAGAGGATTTGCCTATCAGCAATTCCAAGACGCTATCACTAATAATCAGAACCGTCTTAACGCTCTTAACCAAGCAAATCAGTATAAGATCGGTCTTCAGGGCAACCTTGCTCAAGATTACTATAATACACAGGATAGCAGAATGTCCGATATACTTCAGGCTCAGCAAGATAGATTGAACGCACAGACTGCTTATGGTACTGCAATGGCAGGTCTTTACTAAGGAGAGACTATGGGAATTTATTCAAGAGATAACATAAATTACCAGGGAATGCTTCAGAACATGCTTGCTGCTAAAGAACGCGGCGCAGCAATTCGTGCTAACGCAATGAGAAACCAAGGACAGATGTGGGGAGATACCATTTCTGGAATTGGCAATACATTCGGCAATGCTCTGATTCAGTATGGTCAACAGTCCGACGCTGCTGATAAGTATGCAGATGAACAGTCTTGGAAAGCAAAGCAGTTTGACTTCCAGAATAGACAGCTTGAACAACAGAAGTTGCTTCAGAAAGCCCAGATGAACCTTTCTCGAGAACTTCAAGGTGCTCAGGCTCGTAAAGAAGCAGAATATCAGAAAGACGAATACATGAAGAATTGGAACTTGGCGAACGAGGAACTAAAGGCTGCAGATTCTGCTTTGAGATTAGATCCTAATAACGCCGATCTTATTGCCCGTCGTAATAAGGCTGCATTTACTGCAGATTACTGGGGAAAGAAAGCTGGCGTTCAGATGCCTGAAGCAACAGTTGAAGTACCTGCTGCTCCTCCTACAGTTCCTACTGCTGAAGGCGTTCCTGTAACACAGCAAGACCAAGAAGAAATCTTCAGAGCATCACTTGCTGGTGAATGGACAAACGCTAAGAAAGAACAAGCTATTGCTGAAGCAAATAAACTCATTGATGAAGGTAAGAAAGCTGCTGCTATTGCAGAAATTACCAAGATGGGAATGACAAAGGAAGAGAAGATTCAGGCTGGCAAAGATGCTAAGATGAAGATTCAGCAAACTATTGACAGCTGGCAACCTGGTTCTCCGGTTCCTCAAGGCTTTGAAGTTTACTTCGCTGGTGGCAAGCAACACATTAGACAGAAAGGTAAGAAATAATGTCAGATGAACAAGCAACAAAGTTTCTTCAGGAGCTATATGCTATTGACCCAGCATTAGCGAATGAATTTGCTAACTCTGAGAATAAGACTCAGTGGTTAAAGAGCAATGCGACTCGTTTGGAAGGCTATTCTGACTATACTACTAAATTCAAGAACATCTCTGATTTCATGGGTGACCGATACAAAGCTCTCGGTGACCTTTGGCAGTCTCAAGATGGACAGATGCCATCTGACGCTCGAGTATTTGCTTTCCAACAGAAATATCCAGACATTTCTAAGGAAGAGATTTACGATTGGTTTAATAAGACCAATAAGTACTACCAAGAAGAACAAGCACGACAGGAAGAGGAAGCTGGTATTGCTCGCCGTGCTAAGGAAATAAAGGAAGAGTGGGGTCCGATTCAGAAACTGCTTGCTTCTGATTATTCAAAGCAACGTTACATTCACGATCCGAACGCTTCTATGTTTGGTAAAGAAGGAACATTCAATCCTTATTCTTCTCAGGGTCAAGAAGAAATATCCGACGTTATCTTTGGTGGCGCCGGTGCAGTTGGAGATCTTATTCCTGGCGTTGGCGGCGCCTTTGTCGGTCCTGCTACACGAACATTGCGAGATGTATATCATGTAGCAACAGATTCTCCTTATCAGAAGGACGCTGGTCAGATTGGACGTGACTTCCTTGGTGACGCTGCTATGAACGTTGGTACTGCTTACTTGCCAACAGCAATTCTCAATAGAGGATCTAAGCTTAGCCGTAATATCTCGAAGACAGAATCTGTTCTTAGAGATGCTGGTGAAGTTCGTTTGGCAAATCAGTCTAAGCAGTCAGTTAATGAAAGCGTTAAGCAACTCAATTACAATGATATCTATAACGGTATTTCCTATCCAGATTTGGAGAAGAAGATTCGTGACTTGCCTGATGGTCCAATGAAACAGGATCTTGAAGGTCTTACTAGACGTGGCGCATCACAGTCCGAAATTGCTGAGCATCTCACTCACTGGGAATCTGCTGCAGGTGACATTCCTTCAACAGCATACTACAAAGGAACGAAGGTTAATCCTTACTGGTCTACTACTCCGGTTGGCGGATATGTTGCTGAACAAGCAAAGGCTGGTACACGAGGAAAGGTTGCTCACGTTCTTGCAGGATTTGCTGAAGGCGCAAGACAAGCTGGCGAACCTTTGGTTAAAGAAGGATATACATATACTGGACGCGGTTCCGAACCTACCAAGCGTGAGACTAAGGTTGAACGTGCTATTAAAGAGAATCAGAAAGATTGGTATAAGACCAACTATGAGAGAGATTGGGAAATGGGATTCGTTCCGAAGAAAGTTGACGGTGACCCACTTTGGGAAGCCTATAAAGAATGGAAAGAGGGTAAATAATGCGTTCATTTGATATTTGGGACAGATATTACGATAACCAGAGCAAGCTGCTTCGTGGCTGTGTTCAGTTCATGGTTAAGGACGGCAATACATCTGCACCGATCTATGACCAAGACGGTACTGAACTTGATAACCCACAGATTACCGATGCTTATGGAAGAACAGAACATCAAGTATTCATTAATGAAGATGTGACTGCTTATTTCTATAAGTATATTGGAACTGGCACTCTGGAAGAAGAACAGGAACTTGGCATTGATACGTCCGATGTTTCTAAATGGGCATTGCAGTATACAGCCGAGAACCAACAGTCATATAATACTCACATTACCTCAGACGCAGCAAAGTGTGTTCCTACTATCTCAGCATTGAGAGCATTGGAAGTAGATTCTGTTCCTGAGGTTGCCGGTGCTATTGAAGTTACATTGCTTGGCTATAATGCAGTCGGCGATAAAGAACCAATCAACTATACATGGGCGTCTGGTTCTACTGCTGCTGATAACGGCGGTTCTGTTATCAAATGCGATGATCTTATTACCGGTCGTTGGATTATGACACAGCCAACCGAGCATTGCGATACTCGTCACTTTGGTGCATTCCCGCAGAATTCATATAACTGTCCAGACCAGTCCTATCAAATCGGTCAGTGCTGCGTCTACTGTATGCTTCATGGCTTGAGACCATTCTTCAATGGTTCTATGGACTACAGATGGTTCAAGTACAGCAATTTGAACGTAGTCGTTGATGCCTTTGATGTTACAGAAGATACACGATTCTATGATGCTGGCAATAACACATTCCAAGGCGATTGGAATGGTAACCCACGCTTTACTTTGGGAAACACTAACGTCGTTGGCGCCAAGAATATCAAGACTTCTTGGAATGCTAAGTCATACACAGGTTATAAGAACGTTATCATTGACCAACAGACACAGCAGAAGAATTGGCAAGACGCTCACATTGATGTTCAAATCAATCCGCTCTTCGGATATAACTTCACTCACTGCACATTTGAACCTAACGGAAACCTTGGTTCAGATAACGCAAACGGAATTAACAATACATTTAATAACTGTATCTTGAATGAGAAGATGTTCATTACAGACGGTGAGTATGCAGCAAGTCTCGTAAATCTCTGCACTAACTGTCAGTATACTCTTGATAACTTCAAGAACGCTTTGTATCTTTACAAGCAGATTCGCTGCACATCCGATCCTAATCCTTACTTTGACTATCAAGACCTTGCTCCAGGTTTGCCTTGGGCAATGTATGTAGGCAATAAGATTACATCGACTGCACTGTCTGTTTCTCACATGAAGAATCCGCTCACAGAGTTTGACATGCTTTCTCTTGGTAATCAGGTAAATTCGTTCATCCTTTCCGATGTAACGGGTTACTATGGATTCCCAGTAAACAGCACAGTCTATGTTAAGGATTCTCAAGTAAAGATTGCTTTGACTCAAGGTTGTTCATATATCTTTGAGAACTCAACAGTAACTCTTGACAGCAACGCTCCTGCTGCTGGTGTAAGCATTACTTTGCTCAACTCTACTATCAATGGCGAAGCAAACGTAACATATACATTGATTAACCTTTCTGCAAGAGAATCTAACATCAACTGTAAATTTGATGTTACAAGCGTTGGTGCTTATTATCGAACTGCTATTTCTGGTGACCAGCTCTGTGCTTATGCAGATGTTATGAACTGTAACATTGGATGTACATTCACCCTCTATGGTATGCAAGGCGAACAGATAGATGTTCTACAGTATAACTCTGAAGGTGAAATTACTGCTACTTATCCAGTTACACGCTACGTCAATGGTAACATCAAAGGCAACTTCGTTTCAGGACAGATCGTTCTTGGCATTACAGATTATGCCTCTCCGCATTATACTTTGAACTGGCTTGCTAGAGGATTGAACATTACAGACAATACCGGTCTCTCACAGAATCCTATTACCATCAACAGAGGATACGCAACACAGTATGACAACTATAACATCTATACCTATAAGAACAATACTGGCACTATGGAGTTCAAGAATGAAGGCATCACGCTTACATTAATCACTGATGATAATCAGGCTGGATTGAGACCGATGTGGAGCCAGATGGGATATTACGTCTATACGCCGTATGGACAGGATAACAGCTATGTGTTCCAGATGAATCTGTTCACTATCGGTATCATAAACACTAAAGCAGTAATTCAGATTCTTCTTAACACGATGATGGCAAATGCTGGTGCTGCTTACGGTGTGACTGTACCTGTTCCTTCAAATAAAGATGTCGGTACACCAGCATATTACGGTATGAGAAAGAACTCAGGCGGACCTTGGTCATGGAACATTCGTAACATGCCTATCGCAGGTGGTATGGCTGGTATGACTGTCGGTCAATCCATGACCTTTGATGCAGTTCAGATCTCAAACTAATTATTGGATATAAAGAGGTTCCTAATGGATGTAAGAGAAATTATAGAAGCCTGCAATAACTTCCTTATCAAATCAGATAACCGCTTTGCTAACACAATTAGCAGAGCTGTTGATGATATGCGTCGTTATTCTGGCGATTTCTGGACTAAAGAATACCGCAAGAAGTATAAGAGAAAGAACAGAGTTAATCTTTCTTTGAACAACTGGAATCCTATGGCTAATGCTATTTCGTCTCCTATGTCGAACTCGCCTTGGCACATTGAGCTAGTAAATAAAGAGAAAGAGTTTGAAGAAATACAGAAAGCCATTGACACCGTTGAAGCAGATACAGATACAAAGTCTGCACTCGTAGACGCATTCCGTAAGGCAGTACTTACTGGTTATGGCTACTTGGTAGTTTCTACTGATACAGATGAATACACAGGATTGCCAAAGGTCATCGTTGAGACAGCAAGTCACATTGATGCTATTGCCTTTGACCCTTCTTGCAATACAGTTGAAGGTGCAGACGCAGAAGAAGGTGCTGTAATTAACTATATGCCTGTTAAGAAAGCAAAGCGTCTGTTCGGTGCTGACGTCGTTCCTATGGCTTATCCAGACGTTTCAACATACATCAACTTTGCTTCCTTCAAACAGTGGGAAGTGCCTGAAGATTCTGTTGCTGTTATTTCCTATTATGTTAAGGAGAATGACGGCGTAATGTTCTATAAGATCGTTGGCGATAAAGTTGTTCAGAATGTCAAATTACCAATCAAGTTCATTCCTATCATACGCCTTGCGGGTAATGAAATCTATGAGTCAGACCAGATAAACTATAACGGCATTATCCAACAGACATTGACATTGGAACTTGGTGCTAACATTGCTTATTCTTCTCTCATTGAACGAGTAGGTCGTTCTGCTAAAGCAAACATCATGGCTAATGTAGACGCTATTGATGGTCTAGAGAAGAACCTTGCTGCAATGAACCAAGATGATACCGTTGCTGTGCTCTGGAAAGGTGAACATCAGCCAGTACTTCTCACAGAAGGATTTGAGACTGGTGACCTTCAGAATACTATCAGCACATGCCGCACATTGATGGAAGATACTCTTGGTATTCCTCTTACTGGTATCATTGACCAGAGAGAAAGAACAGCAACAGAGATTCTCCGTCAGGAAACATCTAAGGAATCTAATACAGCTTCTTACTACAACAATGCCTATAAAGCAGTCCGTACTCTTGGTAAGATCGTAATTGAATTGCTCAATGAAGGCAATGATCTTCAGTTCACCCTTGAGAATGGTCCGTCTGTAATTACCCGTGAAATGAAGGCTCGTCAGGAATTGTCTGCTATGGGAACTATCATGCCAGACGAAATGAAACCAATTCTTGCTAAGTACTTCGCTGATACATTGAAGAACGATCTTGGTGAAGAGCTTAGCCGTAACATTGTTGCTAACCTTCCGCCTAACCTTAAGTTCATCGCTGATAATCAGGATCCGGCTGCTGTGCATACAATGAACATGATGCAGGCACAGATGGAACAGACTATGGCTGCATTGGAGGCTTCACAACAGCAAGTTTACGAATTGCAGAAACAGCTTGATGCTGCTCAGCTTTCTATGATGAACCAGAGAGAACAGAGAATCCTTGACTTTAATAAGTTCTCAGTTGCTGAACAGGATAAGATGATGATTGAGACTGCTAAGCTTCAACAGCAAGGCGTCAAGATTGATAACGATGCAATGCTTAAGCAACAGGAAATAAACATCAAAGCTGCAGAATCTGCTGTAGCTGATGCTCAGAAAGAAACAGATGCTGAGATTCGCGAACAGCAAGCCTACATCCAAGGTGTTTCTGATACTGTTGAGGAGGTTGTTGGATAATGCTCTTTAAAGTATTAACAGGCGGTTCATATAACGCCGGACAAGGTGGTAATCCTAGAGCAAGGGAAATGCAGACTCTTAGCGAGCGTAAGCGCATGCTCGCTAGCATTCCTTATAACATCACGATAGGCGATGAAGATGATGTCTATCGTTACGTTATGAGCTTGCCCGAAGGACCTACTAAGCGTCTGGCTGTTGCTGAACTTGCTACAGAACGTGACGCTATGCCTTATTGGTATGGCGATGAAGTACCAAGAGATCCTACTTTGAAGTCAACATCTTCTTGGGTACATGACATTCAGTATAATCCTAGAACGAAGATTCTTTCTATGGATGGTTACAGCGTCAGTGGTGTGGAACCAGATGTCGCTGCTGAGGTATTGAATGGTACATACTCAACAGGAAATGGATCCGTTGGTAGATCATTGATTAACCTTTGGAGATTGAAAGGCTGGGGTGCTAATAGTGGTCTCCCGCCTCTCAAATAAACTTCCCTAATTATTAAAGGTAATGGACGGTAACGGTGGCCGTCCATGCCTAACTTTAATTACACCGGTTGTGGAATTACTCGCCTATGCCAATGAGTACAGAACAAGCTCTAGCCTATATGAGCAAAGATACAGCTAAGGAACCTGAGACTACAGAGACTGTCCCATCAACAGAACCTGAAGTACCAGAATCTAAATCAGAAGTTAAGGACGCCGCTTCTCCTGAAGAAACAGCTGATAAGACAAAGACCAATGACGGCGTTGAACCTAAGCCAGAAGAAGTAAGCAAGGCTGATAACCCAGCTGAACCTAAAGACGATAAAGTTGATACCAAGAAGGATAATGACAAGTCCAAGAGAGACTATGCATTCATCCGTGAGAAGAATAAGCGTAAAGAACAGAAGGCCAAATACGAGGCACGCATTAAGGAACTCGAAGCCAAGCTCAAAGAACGAGACGGCTTAGAAGAGAAACACTTTACCAAACCCGATGGCTCTCCTGACTCAAATGCATACGTTCGTAATGAATTTGCTAAACGTGACATGCAAGATGAAATCAAGCAACTCAAACAGCAGGATACATACGAGCAAGAGCAGTTTGATATTGAGCAGGACAGAATCATCACGGAGCATTGCTTCCAGGGTAAAGACCTTGAAGATTACAGAACTTTGATTAAAGACAAAGGTTCGGACTTCATGGCAGCTCTTCAGGAGAATGATCCTAATAACGTAGTGCTTAACTATTTGGATACCCTTCAGGAATATCCTGTTGTTCTCAAGGAATTGATGACAAACATGGATGCACTGCGCAGAGTCTTCCGTTCTAAGGATCCTGATTCTTTGAAGCATTCAGTAAGAATCGTTTCTGATGAGATCCTTGACAAATATCATGCACGACAGACTGCTCCTGCAGCTCCTGCTACACCAGCACAGCCAGTCCAGCCTACAGTGCCTGAGAAGAAACCTACCATTCCCGTCATTGGGAAACAAATCAGCTCTCAGAGTGGAGGTGCAGTAACAACTCATTCTTTGCTCCGAGACAGAAACACAATGAATAATTATTTGGCGACACATAAACGCCACTAGGAGAATTGAAATATGGCAAATACATTTGTTGATAACCAGAGAACCGAACTTGTTCTCATTCGTTCCGCTGAAGCAGCTCCGTATCTTACTGTCGGTGCTAAGAGCTACTGTGCTGACCAGCTTGCTGGTAAGCGTAATGGACAGACTTACGAGTTTGTTATCCGCGACGCAGGTGAATACGTTGAAGGTATGGACATTTCCGAACATGTCTCTAACCTCGTTGAACGTAAGGTCTCTAAGACCATCGGTATCGGTAACGTAGCTATCAAGACTAACTTGCTTGAGAAGGTTACTGACGTTAATTGGGACAAGGAAATCGCTACACCTCAGGGTGAGAAGATTGCTAAGGGTCTCGTTGCTGGCGTTCTTGATAAGGACCTTGGTCTTCAGAACACTGCATTCGTTGGAACTGGCTTCCTTCCGCTCTTCAAGGCATCTAACTACCTTGAGTCCATCAGCTCTGAATCTCAGTACGCATTCGTGGATCCGATGATTGATTCTATCATGCAGTCTGCAGGTAAGGCATACGTTCCTGCTGATGGCGTAGAACCGGTCTACCAGAAGGGTCTCCGTGGTAAGATTGCTCAGGCTGAAGTCCGTACTCAGCAAGGCATGCCGGTCCTTGAAATTTCTGAGGAACTTGCTGCTGAACTCGCATCTGCTACTGTTGCTTCTTACGCAACTGGTGCTGACTACGATACCCTCACATTGACTGGTGTAACCGAAGACATTCCGAAGGGAACTCCGTTGTTCGTTGAAGGCGTTTACGCAACTGACTTGGTTGGCGTAAAGACTTCTGCTCCGAAGGCATTCATCGCTATCGAAGACGCAACTGCTGGTGCTGTAAAGGTCCGCAAGGTTGACTTCGTTGGTGAAGGCACTAAGGAAGCAACTGCTATGCCTAAGGCTAATGACAAGCTCAAGAATCCTATCAAGGCTGGTACTTACTTCACTGGTATCTTCCGTGTAAACGGTGCTATGGAGTTTGATACTCTCCCTGAACTTGACTGGTCTAACGCTGACAGCCGAGTAACTTCTCCGGATGGTATCACATTGCACGAAGGCCGCGCAGTTGATGTTCTCAAGGGAACAAACGCAACTCGTTGGGCTATCGCTGCTGTTGCTGGTATTGTTGAACCTCGTGGCTGTGCTTACGTCTGCATCAAGGACGCAACTGCCAACTTGGTATCGATGTAATCTAGCATCGCTCTGATTTCCTTCAGAGACTGACTCTCTAAGGAGAGTACATAATTTAACCCCTGGGCAGACCGCTCAGGGGTTTCTTTGTCTTAAAGGCCAAGTACTTTCTTGTATTCGCCTATTCGGTTATCTAGCCATCTACCATTGAGATACTTGTACTGGTGCTGCAGAATTTCATTATAATGCTCAGTCGCACGCTCTACAATGAACTTAATTGCAGTCGGGGTTGACCCTACGGGTATCTTCTGATAAGGATGAGCGCCCTCAAATGGGCTACCAGGGAAGTCAGATACAAGACAGACTCTACCAATAGCAGCAGACTCAAGATACTTCAAATCAGACTTGCACTTATTGAACTCATTGTCTGCCAACGGAGCTATAATGAACTTTGCTTCACGTGACTCCTGATAGAATGCTTGCGGATAGACAGTTAGCAACGAACCATTCGTATTCTTATATGGCTTGATGAAGTAAGGACAAAGTGACTTACAGATAACTTTCTTATTAGACAAGTACTGAACAAGATTCTTATCAAAGTCACCAAGTTTCTTATTGACATTATCAAAGTGCGTATATGAACCAGCATACATAAAGATATCTTCTTTAGGTACTGGTGTGTAAGGGAAATACCAATCCTTATATGACAAGCAGTTCGGAATGACTGTTATCTTATCTTCAGGAACAAACTGCAGCAAAGACTGTTTAAGTTCTTCTGTTGTGACTGTAATGTGGTCAGCCAGTTCATTAAGGTATTTCTTCATTGCTTCAGTATTTCCTTTACAGTCAAGTTTATTTCTGCAAAGGTTATAGTCAGGCAAAGACTCACCTTTATATTCCCAAATGAGATCATCATAGTCAATGATAAACTTTACACCAGTCTGTTTCTTGAAGTTAAGTAGCTTTGACATCAAGTCTGCTGTAAGGATTCGCTGTGTATAGATAACCTGCTGACCACAAGTACGATACTTACTAGCTGCTGAAATAGTAACGTCATGTCTCATTAACTGAAGCATGTTACCTACTTGCATCAAACGGTAATAACCACATCCACCGTTATCGGCTGGTACTATGTTAATGATTGGTTGCTTCTTAGTCTCTTCCATGTTGGACTCCTATCTTATGTGTGGAATATTCATCGAGGTAAAGATCATATTCTTCTTGACAATGATCTTCAATACATTTCTTTCGGCGACCTTGTTCTTGCCGATTCGTATAGAAATGAATAGCTGCTGTATAAGCAATTCTATATGCGTATGAGTAAAGTTTACCCTTATCGGGATTAAACATCAATACACCAGGTAACAGTTCAAAGTATTGCTGTTCAAGAATCTGTTCTTTCTCTTGGTATGGTTTATTCTTAAATTTCGGTCCTTCCATACAGATAATACATACAGTCAATATGTAGACGCCATACCTGTCATTCTCACTTTCTGATAGTTGCTTACCTGATTTAAGTTTAGTTACTAGCTGTTGGAAATCATTTAGGTCGAGGTCGTAATACTTCGTGTATGCAGGATCTGTATATGAGATGTCCGATCTTCTCTTTCTGTGTGGATTTGTCCAGGTCGGTAACTTCATAACAATTCTCCTTTCTATAATTTATACCTAGTACCTTTCTAATTATTCAATAGACATAAATCATTCGGCTATGCTTAGGAGATAAGAATAAATGATTAACGATTTAGATATAGTCCAGTGGGCGTATCTTCTCGACCCAGCTTTCCAGCTTGTGAATTCCGCTGGTAAACCTTTGACAGACGGTTGGATAGAAGTTTACTACCACGGTACACGCAATAAGTATTACTGTGCCTCAGACTTTGATGGCACATTGCATCCTTTCAAGATTCCTTTAGATTCCCTTGGTTCTAATATCGTATTGGCGTCTCCTGCCTATGCATACGATATTTACGTCTATAACAAGTTTGGTTCTCTAGTAATGAGTCGCTATAATGTATCTCCAGGCAATACTGGTGGTAATTCTGGTGGCAGTGTTCAACCAACAGATGAAGACGCAGAACATTGGTTGGGTCAGTATGGTGCTACTCAGCCTCTCTATGGACAGAATGCAGGACAGACATTGGCTTTGCCTTCTAATCCAGACTATCATGGTAATTTCGTTGACCGCGTTGAATATGGAACGATAAATCCTGAAGGTGGCACAGCAGTTTATCCTAAGTATATGTACTTGAAGCCAGGTCTTTACTTGGTTAACTGTGTAATTCGTTTCCAGCAGAAATCAGGCACAGAAGTTAATAGACTTGATGAATTGCTTGTCTATACAGGCAATGGTAATGCAAATGAAGACGTTGCATGGCAGCTAGATGAAACCGGACCTTTGACTGATGGTGATTGTCGTCACTGTCTTAAGTTGACATTCATTCGTAAGGTTCTTGATACAGGTGAGACTTCACCGGTTGACTGCAGCAATGTACTTTACTTTGCTCCTTCGCCAAAGGTTGATTGGAAAGACGCCTACATTCAGACATTGCAGATTGTAAAGCTTGGTGCTGGCTTTGGTGGATCATCTTCTGCTTCAGGAGGTGTTGAGTATAAAGCAGGTCCTGGTATTTCCATTGACATCTATAACAACATTTCTGTAACTGGAATGCAGCCCGCTTCTTCTATGGGCGACTATGTTACATACGAAGTTTATAATGAATTCGTCAATAATGTAACAGGTGACCTTAATGATCTTCAGAGTGAGATAGACGCTGTATCTGCTGCTGTGTCTGGTGGTGGTCAAGTATATACCGCAGGTCAGTATATTTCTATACAAGGAAATGAAATCTCGGTAACCGGTTTGCAGCCAGAAGGTGACTATGCATCTCAGTCTGACTTAGAGAATCTTGAGAATGTAGTCAATAATGTAACAGGTGATGTTGAAGAAATTACTAACATCATCAATAATGTAACCGGAGACGTTCAGAACCTGACTACTATCGTCGAGAACGTCACAGGGGACATCAATAACCTTGAGACAATAGTCAATAATGTTACAGGTGATATAAATGTTCTCGAGACGAATATAAGCGGAGTTACAGGGGACATCTCTCAGATTGAGTCAGATATTCAGACAGTTTCGGCTGCTGTTGATTCTGTTTCAGCACAGATACCAGAATCTGAAGAAGTTGAGTTTGAAGAACTTGACATTTCCAACTTCGCTACTAATTCTCAGGTTACTGCATTGGAAGCAGAGATTCAAGAAGTATCTGCTGCTATTCCTACAGACGTTGTTACTCATGATGAATTGGCAAATGTTACAGGTGATGTAACTAACCTTACAGAAATTGTCAATAATGTATCTGGTGATGTAACAAATCTTACTGAGGTAGTTAACAACGTTACAGGTGATATCTCACAGATAAATGTTGACATACAGAATGTATCCGCTGCTGTAGATTCAGTAAGTGGTCAAATTCCTGAAAGTGAAGAAGTTGAGTTCGAAGAATTAGATGTATCTCAATTTGCTACAAACAGTGATTTGCAGGCAGTATCTGCAGCAATTCCTGACATATCTAATTTAGCAACTGAGAATGAAGTTCAATATGTATCTGGTGTTATTGATGCTGTATCTGCATCTATCCCAGAAGCACAAGTTAACTCTGACTGGTTAGCTACAAGTGGTGTAGCTGAGATTCTTAACAAACCTCAGGAAGTTGCTGTTCGTGCAGGTGATGGTATTTCTATCACAGTAAGTGGCGATGATGTTATTATTTCTGCTGAAGGCGGATCTGTAACTGGTGAACTAGCACAGCTTGAGCAGGAAATTCAAGAAGTGTCTGCTGCTATTCCTGACGCACAGGTTCAGTCAGACTGGACTGAAGCAAACACTTCATCTAAAGCATACATCCAGCATAAACCACAACAGACTGAACTAATTGCAGGTCAGAACATTTACTTAACTGACACAGCAAGTGGTTTAATGATATCTGCTGAAGGTGGTTCTGTAACAGGTGACTATGTAACACATGATGAATTGGCAGTAGTAACTGGAGACTTTGCTACTGAGGCTGAACTTCAGACAGTAAGTGCTGCTATTGATGCAGTATCTGCATTGATTCCTGATGCACAAGTTAATGCTGACTGGAATGCTGTTTCTGGTAAGGCTGAAATACTTAATAAGCCAGATATCATGGATGTCGATATTAAGCAGATTACAGCTGGTGAGAATGTAACTATTACGGAAACAGCAAGTGCTATCATTATTTCTGCTCAAGGCGGTGGTGGTACTGTTACAGGTGATTACGCAACAAATGCAGATTTGCAGACAGTAAGCGCTGCAGTTGACGCAGTATCTGCTGAGATTCCTGCAAGCGAAGAAGTAGAGTTTGAAGAACTTGATTTGTCGCAGTTCGTTACAGAATCTGCAGTCACTGGACTTGAAGCACAAATACAGACTGTATCAGCAGCAATCCCTGATGTTTCCAATTTGGCAACAAAGTCTGAAGTTGAAGCAGCAGTTGATACTGTAACAGGAATGATACCTGATGTATCTAATCTTGCTACTGAATCTGATTTGCAGACTGTAAGTGGCGCAGTTGACAGCGTAAGTGCTTCAATTCCTTCTCAAATTGAAGTTGAATTTAAAGAACTTGATTTGTCGCAGTTCGTCACAGAATCTGCTGTAACTGGATTGGAAGCAGACATTCAAACAGTATCAGCTGCTATTCCAGATACATCTAACTTTGCTACGGAAGCAGAACTTCAAACGGTGTCCGGAGCAATTCCTGATGTAAGCAGCTTTGCTACCAAGACTGAACTTCAGACAGTATCTGGTGCTGTTGATTCTGTAAGTGCTTCAATTCCTTCAAGCGAAGAAGTAACATTTGAGGAACTCGATGTTTCCGCATTTGCTACTGAAGCAGATTTGCAGACAGTATCTGCCGCTATCCCTGATGTTTCAAACCTTGCTACAAAGACAGAAGTTGGAAATGTTGAGGCTGATGTTCAAACTGTTTCTGCTGCTATACCTGACGTAAGCAACTTTGCTACTGACACAGAAGTTTCTGCGGCAGTCTCTGGTTTGCAGAATAAATTAACTGGTATCACGGATGTGGTCGTAACGAACAGCTTGCCGGTATCGCCTGTTGCTACTGTTCTTTACCTTATTCCTGAGGCATAATATGTCAAACATTGGTAACAGTAAGATTGCAGAAATGTATGTAGGAGGAACCAAGATAGCACAAGCCTATCTTGGTTCTGTCCTCGTCTTTGCTTTGCCTTCTGGTTATGATTCATATAAGGTTCATATTACTTGGAGCAGCAACGATAACTTTAACATGGCAGGTCTTAAGATTAACGGTGTTCAAGCAACTCAAGCTCAATGTACTTCTATTTGGTATTATCAAGATAATACTTGGAATGAACTAAGTTCATCAGACAGAAACGTCGCTATTGACTGGAGTAATGATGGCGGTAAGGGTATGTATGGTACTGCGATTGATATTAACTTTACTTCAGATGATCCTGTCACACAAGTTCAGATCCATACTGGTAAATGGTATGGTGGTGGTTCTATGACAGTAACGATGCATGTTGCTGGCGTTAAAGATGGCGTTGAGACAGACCTTGGTTATACATCTGAAGCGAACAGTGCAGATAAGACTTACACAATAAACGTTTAGGAGTAATAAATGTCAAAGATTTATGCGTTCAATAATTCATTGGTTCAGGCTGGCAATAACTTGCTAGCTGGTGAACCTGGAGGCACTGGACCTACTTACATCCCGGGTCAGTACATTTCTATTGAAGACGATGTTATTTCTGTTACAGGTTTGCAGCCTGAAGGTGACTATGCTACCGAGACTGACTTGCAGATCGTATCAGCAGCTATTCCTGATGTATCTAATTTGGCAACGAAGGATGAACTTGCAATAGCAGTTGATACTGTAACTGGAATGATTCCTGATACTTCTAACTTCGCTACTGAGGCAGAACTTCAAATTGTTTCTGCAGCTATTCCTGAAGTTGCTCAGGCAGACTGGGCTGCAACAGGTGGTCCATCGGAAATCTTGAATAAGCCTAATTTCGTAGGTGGCGAGAATGTTACTATCGCTGTTACTGGTGATGACATTATCATCAATACCACAGAAGCAGTAAGCGGTATGCAGCTAGTCGCTGGTGCTGGTATTACATTAACTGTATCTGGAAATTATCTAGTGATAGGATTAGCATAAGGAGTTGACATGGCAGAAATCATTAAGCTCCAATACAACAACAGAACATTGAGATTCCCGGGAAATACCGGGTATATCGGTTATGTTAAACCGCCACAAGAATATGATGTGACTGTTGTAGCATCACAGTATGGCACAGTTACAGCTCAGCCATCTCGTGGTATTTCTGGTACTACTATTACATTAAGTGCATCAGCATCAAGCGGCTATGAACTTGATTACTTCACAGTCAATGGTGTTTCTATATTAGGAAATACATTTACTTTAACTGGTAATACAACGGTTGAAGGTGTATTTAAGCAAGCATTAGAACCACTTCCACATCCAGATTGGTCAACTACTACAGTAAATGGAATAACTGTTACATCTGAGAATGTCAATCTTGATGACGGCTTAGGTGGAATTGAAACACTTAGTAATCAAGGTTACTATACTCAAGTTATAAGTAACTACTATACATGGGATGCAGCTCAAAGAATTGCAAGTAGATTGCCAGGTTGGCATATACTTACTAAAGCAGAATTTAATACATTCTGTGTTATTGGTACTAACGGTGAGTATAACTCTTCATGGAAGACAGCTAGCAGATATGATTGGAAGGTTGCTGGATATGATACATTAGGTTTCCATGCTCAACCTACTGGTATGGTAGATAATGGTTCATCAGGCACTATTATCAATAAGACTTATGGTTGTTACTGGTTTGATGATGAAGACGATACGGATTCAACTAAAGGAAAGAGATATTACGTTGGTAATAGTAATAACTCCCAAGTCACTCACTGGGGCAGTTCCATCAAAGGATGTAAACTGTGCTTACGCTTAGTTAAAGAGAGCTAGTTATTTCATAAAGGAGAAATTTAAAGAAAGGAGAATATTCATAATGAACATTTATACATTAAATGGTCAAGTTCTTACAAATGATGGTAAGTGGCTTAAAGAGAAAGAAGGACCTGGACCAGGTCCATCTCCTGAAGAAGTAACTATTGGTACTCAAGTTTGGACTGCTAAGAACCTTGCTATTGATGACGGTGGTACTGGCATCATTAAAGTAGATAACGTAACTGCTAATGGTGTAAACTTTGGAACACAGTATTATTACACAAAGACAGCAGCAGAACGTATCGCAGCAACAGTCAACGGATATCATTTGCCTACAAGTTCAGAAATTTCAACATTCTATTCATACATCTACACTACTTATTGTGACCAAGCTCAAGACCCATTACCAGCTTGTAAAGCAATAACATCTACGTCTGGTTGGGATTCTGTCCAAGGTACTAACACAACAGGATTAGAACTTCTTCCTATAGGATGGAGCAATCCTTCTGGTAATTTAAGTGAAGTTGGAAGTAATGCAGTATTTAGATTTGCTGATGGTAAAGTTGTTCAGATACATCTTGGTGCTTCTGCAATAAACATTTGGAACTCTCAGAATAACTGGGGCGATAGTTATCTTGGACCTGTTCGTTTAATAAAGGATTCCTAATATGCTCGTTCATAACGGAAATGTCATAGCACACGATAGTAAGTGGATAGGTAGTTATAAGACTAACACGCCTACTGTGTTATGGCTGTCTTATCTTAATAGCACTACCAAGATAGATGATATGTATTACTGGAATGCAGACATAAATCGCATTGATGACAACTTTAAGTTGGCTATGGGTCCTGTTTCCAACGGCGGTTCAACTTTCACAACAAGAACGTTATCAGCTGTTGATGGAACATTGCCTTCTACATATATTGGAAAGAAATTTCTTTCCAGCACAGCTATTTCGTATACTGATGTGTATGAAGGCACTTGTGCTGCTAACATGGAATTTCCAACAAAGTTTCCAGTAGTTACAGTTGGATATTGGACTCGGAATGATCATTCTATTCCATCTGGTTCTTACGATCCTGATGGACGAAGAACCCAGACTGCTCCTTGTGGTGCTGTTGATTCATACACAAATGATACTCGTGTGATATTATCAACACGTGGTTTAGGTGCGTCCTATCGACCATTCGATGTTGGTAGATATCCATTGTATTCTAGCTATGAGCCAGAACCATTACGTCGTGCAACAGAATATGCAGAAGATGGCGTTTATCTTGATGCAAGCGTCTATGCATTCCCAAGAGGCAACGGTAATGTCTGGCACTATAATGCATGTGTGTTTAACAGAATTGACAATACTATAACATGGTACTGTGATGGCCAGTTCATTGCTAGAGCATATCCAACAACAGAAGGTTGGACTTACAGATATACTGGTAAGAAGCAATATCAGAAATTAAGCAGATCATTTCTCTCATTCTTTGGTAGCCCAAGTTCATCTGAAATTCTTGAACTTGCTGTTTATGAAGGTGAGTATCTTGAGATACCAAATAGACCATTCACTTCATATATAGGTATTGTTTAATATGTGGACATTCAATAATAAGATCATGACATTTGACGGCAAGTGGGCTCATAGATACATAGATCCTTATAACCCACTTGAATTACCGCCATACACTATGCGTTTGCTTTATGAAGATGGCGTTACACCATCATTCTCCGTAGGCACAGCAGTTCAGGTTTCACAGTCGCCAAATGTTTGGGACTTTACATACGAGAATGACCAGTGGAATTCACTATTCACTCAGCATACATCTTTGCTTAAAGTACTTGGTGCAAATGTTACTGGTGTCTTAGACATGAGAAGCATGTTCCAGTATTGCAGCAAACTTAATGAAGTTGCATTATTTGATACTTCATCAGTAGTTATCTTTACTGGTATGTTTAAAGGCTGTACTGCACTTCAAGCAGTACCGAAGTTTGACATATCGCATGTAACAAGTTTGGGTGAAGTATTCTGGAGCTGTACTTCACTTGTATCACTACCAGATTGGAATACATCTCATATACAGTTCTGGGATGACGCGTTCAACGGATGCAGTGCATTGGAATATATTCCAGAAACATTTGACTTGACAGCAGCGAAGAACTTAAGTTACACATGGGCTTACTGTTTCTCTTTAAAGAATATACCAAACATGAATGCAAGTTCTGCTATGGGCTGTTCTCATATGTTCGCACAGTGTTATAAAGTTGAAAGCGGTGCTTATGCAATGTATCAGAAGTTAAGTGCTTTATCATCATTATCTGATCATTCACATGCATTCTATCAATGTGGTAAAGATACAGTCACAGGTGCAGCAGAGCTAGCACAGATCCCATCAGATTGGGGTGGAACAATGCAAGTTTAACTCTAGTTATTACATAAAGGAGAAATTATAATGGCAATTACAGTTTATACATCAAATGGTAAAGTACTTACCAACAGCGCTAACGATAAGTGGCTTAAGAAGAAGGCTGGCTTCGTAATGGATGCAAGTAACGCTACATATATTACTGGGCAATATGGTGACATATTCGTAACATGGCAGTCACCATCATATCCTGATACATATAATGGAAATGGTAAACAATACATATTAGTCAATAATAACGACTCATTAATAGGTGACACTGCCATGTTGATGTATTCTAATACTTCGATGAATGGTGGTCCTGAAGCTATAAGTCAAAGTAATATGAGGGAATTAGGAACAAGCACCGGTGTATTATCGAATAATGTTGCTCAGGCTGGTGGCTACGGCATCTATTTACAATGGGCATTTGGCAAGTCAGTGACAATAGAACAAATTCAAGCATACATGGCAAATGTATCAATTACCATTCTTGATTAAGTTATGTAGGAGCTTTAAACCATGAAGAATAATACAGTAGTAACAAACATTGCCCAAGATTTCAGCAAGACTGAGAAAGCTCAAGGAAGAGCTAACATCGACGCTCAGGAAATCAAAGGCTATGTAGAATGTTATCGTCGTTTCAATGACGGCTCTTCCGCCGATACATGGTTTAAGATCTGTGACCTTGAGCCAGGTACATCATCTTCTTATTCTTATGGTTATGAGCTGTCATTGAAGTTCGTCTGTACCAATAACGGTGGAGGCGACTGTCCTGCTGAATCTGCTACATTGAACATGGGATGTAACTTCATTCCTGCAGTCAACGTAGCAAGATGCGAAGTTGCTTGGGCAGATCATACAGCAAGTAACCATGCTACATGTACTATCACAGGCGTAAAGGTTCTTACACGCCGTGCATCTGATAACTATGGACCAAGAGATAAGATGGAACTCTGGGTAAAGACATCACAGTATTTCACGTACTATACCCAGATGAGAGTTGAAGCAATAATCAACTCTGGTAACTATTGCTATCGTGGAACATACAGCACGCCATCTCTTTATGTCTTGCCGTTCAATTTCCGTAACTCTCTCGTTACAGGTACTCACACAGATCCATTCAACGACAGCGAACACCCAGCAGCAGAAAGCTACGGCGCTGCAGGCTGGTCTGAAGTATGGTATCCTTGCGAGACTAAGACTGTTATGGTTGACCACGCACAGAACTTTACAGACACAGAGAAAGAGCAAGCAAGAGAGAATATTGGCGCTACTGATGGAAAGGATGTATCTTGGGTTTCATACAACGAAGGACAACCTACACCTTTAGTCCAGAAGTCTGGTCTTTCTGTAGTTAATTCTGGAACACGCGTTGTCATTCAGAACGATGACGGTTCAAAGAAGTACGTCGTTGGTCCTGACTATGCTTCGGGTGATGTAGGCAAGGTCCTTGGTATTCGTTCAGGTGGATCCGTTGCTTGGGTTGATGTGCCTCAACCAAATCCTTCTGTTGAGATGCAGACATGGCTTACTGATATGAACAACAGTGGTGCTTGCACCAAGATGTTCAAACAGTGCGTACTTCCAATGAAGAATGGTAAGTACCCATCTCGAGTAACAGGTTCTATGACAGTATCGCCTGACATTGGTACTCAGGTTTCTATCTGTCCTCTTGCTCAATACTGGCCTAATGAAGTATGGGACGAAGAACAGCAAGATTGGATTCCTAACCCTAATGCGCCTGTATTTACTCAAGCATCACAGTGCCATAACTTCCATCATGTATTGAATGGAACAGACGTATCAGGCAACCATAACTTCTATACTCAGTATTCATTTAACTTCTATGCTACTGAAGTATCGGGTATGGGTAACCTTCAGTGCATCTGTGTAAAGGGTCTATCTGACGAAGATTCGCTTAAGACAGAGAACATCACAATGACATGTTTCTGGGATGAAGGAGTTGAATAATGGAAGCTCTAGCAACAGTAGTGGCTGCTATACCATCTGCAGCCCTTCCCATAGTTCTATGCGTTCTTGGCATAGCATATCTATACTTTAAATTCCATAAAGTAGAGAAAGACCGTGCTGAAACGAAGACTATGAGAGATTCGGACAGTCAGAACATTCACGATACATTGCTGAAACATACCTTCGAGCTAGCAGCCTTGAAGGGGCAAGCAGGGCATCATGAAGAATTGCTTGAAGATCTAACTAAGCAAGTATCTATCTTGAATACCAATATCGTCAAGCTACAGGTTACTATAGACAGCAAGTTCAAATGATAGCAACGATAATCTTTATAGTGGCGCTGCTCGTATTGGGTAGCGTCTTATTTGATGTGGAGGATTGGAATGGCAAGTTATAAGAATTTCAAATCAGAGAACTTCAAGTACCATAAAGTCGGAGATCTCTATCAGATAGATACTGAATTTAGAATGTCTCTGGAAGATGATAATTACAGGTATGTATTCACTATCTATCCCGGGTTTCGGACAGATGGAGGATCTATCCCATTCTTATTCAGATGGTTTGCGAAGCCTTGGGATAGTGAGAACCTGAGCTATAGCGCCTGTTTCATTCTTCATGACGCTTGCTACGCATCAGCATGTGTCCATAGGGATATAGCAGATGATATGCTTAGAAGCGCATTGAGGGACATTGGCATGGACAGACTGCATGCAAGCACTATCTGTTGGTGCGTAAATAACTTTGCGAAAGGTCATTACGGTCCAGAGAATGATGACCAAGATAATTATGACTTCGTGAAGTTCGAAATGTTCCATACATAAAGAAACTCCCTGAGCGGCATATCCGCAGCAGGGAGAACCCATTTAAGGAGGACTATCGGGTATCAGGAATCAAACTTAACAAACTCAGGGCAAGCGGCTAATCCGTCAGTACCCTGAGCACCCCAATGCGGAATATAAACATTGAAGTGAGGCATTAAAGAAACTCTTATTTAATTGGTCTAGCTATGTATACATCCTGATTTGGACCTTTACAGTTTGCCCATACAGGAATAATCTTACCATCTTCCTTAAGATAAGCAATACTATTCATCTTCTGTCCGTCTTTAAGTGTAATTTCAACTGGTAGATATAGACAAAGTATTCCATCAGGAATATAGTTATTTGCTTTAGCAAATTCATCCCAAGTCATCAATTTATTACTTTCAATAACTTCCATAGAATTTGCTTCTTTATCAATGTTTGCTTTAATTTGCTTCATAGTCAAACCTCTCGTATACTATTTATACTTTCTTGCGTTACAGTTACCTTTCTGAGATTTACTCATCTTCTGTCTAGTAGCGATGGAAACATCTCGGCTGTTATTAGAGCAAGTCACTAACATATTCCTTACTCGTGTTGGTCCACCGAAATGTTCATCATAGTAGCATTCTACAGCATTCCTTATTGAGTTAGCAGTATATTTGCGTTGAGGCGCAAAGTGACGTTTGACTTGCTTTAGAACAGAAGTAAAGGCAGGAGGTACAGGCTCATTCTCAAACATGCTGTCAAGAACCTCCTCTACAGGCGTATAGTCAATCTTCTCAGTAAATAATTTATTTCGTCTGCTCATTTATTGGCTCCATTGATAGTTATAATATAATAAATGTTTAGGCACTTGGCAATAGTTAAACCAGATATTCTTTCCCTGCTTCAGCAATCTCCTTAAGGTGCTTTGCCTTAAATCGTTGTGGTGCTTCAACATAGTCAACGATCTTGGTGCCTAGTTTAATGATTAAGTTTATCTGTTCTTCTTTGGGCATTCTCCACATAGTATCGTCTTTAAATTCAACTGTGTACATATCGCCTTCAGGCAACTCACAGTTAATCTTATAGTGAGTAGTCATATCCTTGAAGTCATGAAACTTTACAACGTCCCAATGATAACGCTGAAAGTATTGAATGAGAGTATGACACATCTCGCGTTCAGATATTATCTGATGCATACTATCTCCAGTAATTCTCCCAGATGTCCAGCACTTCCTGTTTCATATCATATAGTTCAGAGCAATAGTTCTCATCAACTTTCTGCTCTTTATACAGGATCTCCTTTGCTTTATACGCTGAGCACTTCATCTGAAGCATCATCTCATCATACTCCATACGTTCAGTAGCACGAATATCCAATGTAGTGCAGCTACCGTATCTTTCTGCTAGATTCTCTGTTCTAGCCCACGGATCTCTAGTCAAACCGATCTTATATTTGCCTTTAACTTCAACTAGATAGATAAAGCCAGGATGTGCATCTAATGGATAATACCTGTTCAAAGTTTCAATGATAGCAGCACGAACCTTATGCCTATCTGGGCTATCAAATGTCAGGAGTAATCGTTTGCAGATACCTTGCATAATTTCCTTAGACATATATCCCGGGAATAGTATTCTGCAATGAAGATAAATCCAGCCTTTACATACTTCAAGTAATGTTCGCTGTAAATGACGACATTCATCATAGTCTTTACATCTGACGTAGAATGATCTGGATAAATCCATTTCATGATCATACATGCATTCTTTCCATTTAGCAGCACGATATGATTTAGATACATCCGATTCGTTTCCAATAGATGTATAGATTAAAGTGTTACCTTTAACGTTAGCGAAACCGATATAGAGTGTGTTATACATTATAAACTCTCCAATGCTTCTTTAACACTATCAGCCATTTCTTTAAGTGAAGGTTTCCTTCCTCTAGTTTCAGGTTTAAGTCCTGCTATGTAAATGTCAATAATATTAAAGCACTTAGTTCTTAATTCTTTAATTTCTTCTTCGTCTGTTGACTCAAGTAATCTCGTTGCTGCTGGTACTATACGATGCAAAGGTTCAGGGATTACAGAAGAATCAATTGAGAAAGTCTTTGCTATTACTTGAAGCAGCCAAGTAGTTCTTTCTATCCATTGGCTGTCATAACGATATTTCTTATATGTATTAAATGCGTGCTTGAACCTATCAAGCAGTCTCTTATGTCTGTATTCTATCTTCTCAGGGGTATCACAGACTATAGGTGCGAATATATCAACATTACCTTCATAGGTTAAAGGCCAGTGCCAATTATTAACTGCGTCAATATCAGCTTTAGATAATGGACTAATGAAATAAGCCATGATTTCCTCCATAGTGGTTTGAATTATTTATTGAACTTTCAAGATGCATGATAAAGCCGGACCGTTTCAACAGCCCGGTGAGCTGCGTTAGCAGCGATAGAATCTTATTTGAGCGGAGCGAGCCGAAGCGAGCGTAGCGGCCATTATGTAAAGAATCTGCTAAGATTCTGGACAGAATGTATATAATATACAGATATTATATTATATTATATTATAATAATTGATATATTATACAGATTCTGTCCAGAATCTTATGTTCTAAACTGTTACTGTTGAACGGGTTCCGATGCCTTTCGTCCCTGAGTTATTTGAACGCTTATCCTTTGCATATCCAGCAACTACTCTATCAAAGTTAGCGCCATCAATCTTAGCAGCAAATCGCTTAAATGCCTTTGAACGCAGTCCAATCTTGCTGTTAATCATTATAAAGGCAATATTGCTATCAATAAACTTCTTTCCTTTATACCATTCCTTAAATGTAGTTGATAGTCCTTTCTCTTCAACATCCTTAATAAACTTCTCAAGATCTTCTTTACCACGTTTCATAAACATTAACATAATAGTCTGTTCATTCTTGGTTAAAGGCTTGGTCTTATATTCTTTCATTTGACCATAAATGTAACCTTTATCACCAAATCCTAGTTTAGCAAATAATTCTTGACATTCCTTTCCTTTACACCATATTAAAGGAATGTCCTTAAGTGCTTTATTATGAAATTGAATACACATTGCTTCATAGTCACCACTTTCTAATAGTTCAAATACTTTCTTATTGCCTTCAAGATAGTCATGATTTATCCATTTAGTTAAATGATCCTGAATGAATTCATATACCAAATCAAAGTCAGGTTCTAAGCATAAAGATATAGGTACCAATCTTTCACCTGTCTCAATATCTTTAGCGTTATGTACTTGATACTGAATTAAATGCAATGAATAAATCAAAGCTTCAGTGCAGTTCATCAATCGCTTGATGTCTATGATTATCTTTCCTTTCTTATTACCAAACATTGCAGTAAAGAAGTTTATCTTCTTTCCTTTCACAGTTCCAAGAAAGAACTGAGGGTCATATAAATGTCTGGTCTTAGCAAAGTCTTGAAATTTCTTTAACTTCGCTTCATCACCGTCTGCATAAAGCTTAGATAAACCTGAGTAAGTGTTTATCAGACGAGGATTCTTATTTCGTTTCATACATGTCCTTGATAATAGAAATGCTGGAAGTATAACCAAGGTAGGACACGTTATACTTCCAGCATGTTTATAAATCCATTTCTTGAGCAACCGGACGTCCTACTTTCCAACCATCTCAATATAATTTATAATTAGAACTATAAGAAATTCTTCATAAATCAAATATAACTAAATTTGGTAAATTTGGCAACCCCTCTACGCAAATTTCTTTCCCAAAGCTTTGCGAATAAATATTTCATAAAGGAGTAAATCTTATGACACAGAAAGAAATTGAAACCGCTATCCAAGATCTCACCAACAGAGTTCGCTGGCTTGAGTTAAACCAGCATCCTGGCCTGCCTAAATTCCCTGAGACATATCAGCACAGTCCAGAATGCTTCCAACAGACACCATCTACTCAGGCATGTCCGCCTATTGACTTTGAGAAAGCAGCGACATATAATGAACAGCAAGTTAAAGAGTGCTTGACACCATTTACCAAGGAGAACGACTAATGTGCATACTATGTGAACCTAAATACGTTAAAGACAGCTATGGTGAAGATGTAATCAAGGTCGTAGCAAATAAGATTATCTATCACGATGATAGAATCGGTCCAGGTTTATATCCATGGGAAGTAACCAATGAACCTGCTTATGAGGACTGTTGGGGTGGATTCTATATAGATAACGGAAATGAATTAAATGCAGTAGCAGACGATCCACACTGTAGCGCGGGGCCTTTAACTATAAAGTACTGTCCAATCTGTGGTAGACCATTAGAACATAAGGAGTAATCATGACTCAACAGCAGTTAAATAGAGAATATGCAGATTATCTTAATATGTGCGCGAAGACAGGAGATCGTTCACTTCCATTTGACGAATGGATGCAAATTTATGGCAACATACAGTTAAAGAAGGAACTTGAAGAAATTAAAGACCTGTTAAGGAGACTTACATGACATATATCATTTACACAGATGACGTTAAGTATCTGCTTGATGAAGCTAAGTGCATCAAGAATAATGATCCTAAGCTTGGCGATATTAGTGCATACAGCAAGATACCTTTGGAAGAACTTACTCATGTTACTATTTACCAAGGACGTAGACGCTTAGAGCCATTGAAGCAAGCAATACCATACATGCATATAGTCCATGCAAAGTGTATCTGCAAACCAAACGTAATGAAGCAGTGGATGGAAGCTCACTCACAGTATTCTTCATTACTGCTTGAAGTAGAACAGCGTATCGTTGATAAGATGCCGGACTATGCAGATACTATCAGAGAAGTTAATAGCGGCACAGAACTTTATCCTCATAACATTTACTCAATGCCAGCAGAAGCATTTGAAGAATATCGTAACTGGTTGCTATGGGCATTGACTTTGGTTCATCTTCCAGATAAAGATAAGGTTGGCTCATTGCTTGCTGAACGTTTATTCACTATCTGGATGAAACATAACGAGAAGAAATATACACACGAGTCTATCAATACGTGGCTATATGATAAAGTTACAGGCAAGCTCATCAACACAACAGACGGAGTTGCATAATGAATTACGCATTAATGACGACATGTAAACAGCGCATCAAGAAATACCCTGAAGAAGTTCAGGACGCTATCACATCAATCGCACGTCACGTAGATAAAGTCTTCGTGGTTATCTCAACAGATGAATTCGGCGATGAAACACCACACCTCAAGGACTGCATGATAGTCAAGATGAAAGAGAACCTTTATACCTTCAAGAAGTTTGTAGCTTTGAAGGCTTTGGAGTTCGATCCTGAAGATAACATCTTCCTAGTAGACGATGACTGGCGTTATCACTACGACTACGTTCCGTTCATGCTGCACAAGCTCGGCGATGGCGAAGTTGCTTCCCTTGGAAATGGTGGCTGCATTGGTGCCTTTACAGTATTCAAGCGTAAAGCAATTAAAGATGATTTCTTTGGCTACTGGAATAAGACACTTATTGCTACTCGCATTGATGACTGCTATATGACTAACTACTTCAAATGGAAAGGCTATAAATGTACATACTGCCATGAATGCGTTGACCAACTCGTAAGAACAGTTGCTGACCCTCTCATTCCAGTTTCTGCCAATAACCCGAATAACGAAGTATATCCAAAGACATTTGCATACGCTGCTTCATATAAGCCTTGGGAACGCAAACACTAGTTATTCAATAAAGAGGTTTG